TCATTTGTTACCGCGGCGCTTCTCATCAACGGCGTCTTTAATGGAGTTGTAGTCTGCGGAAGAACCAAGTGCATCAGATTGGAATAGTTCTTCAAATCCAGACCTGGAGATAATCTTGTCACAAATCTCAATCTGCTTCTTCTCCTTACCGATGCGCCGGAGGAATGCGTACCAACAGACTTGGGTGAAATAAGAGAAAGGATTCTTGGAGCGCTCTGGGTCAAACCGCTCCCAGTAGATAACACAATTCTCAACTGCATCCATCACCATATCCTGGCGGTACATATAGTTGGAGAAGTTGGGTCGCATCGACAGATGTTCTGCAATATCGAGGAAACATTTACCGATGTAACGAGGGAGGCGGGGGCGTGGTTCGCCATCTTGATCTGCCTGAGCAACTCTCTCTCTGTGAGTAACGATTGCTTGGTAGAACTCCTTATTGTCGATAAACTGATTCCTTCTGCGTCGTTTTGGAGTAGACATAGACAGGGGAAGTTTATATGTGTTTATAATAACCCAATCATTACGAATTGTAAAGTGTCGCCGGTCCTTTACACTACCTTTGGATATTGTTATACTTGTAGTGTCACTACGAAAGGTTATTAAGCTTATAGAGCTCTAAGGGATATCAGGAGAATTGTTGTACATGTCCTCTAGATAATCTCTGTAATCATCCGTGCTACCCAGATATCCTGAGTGTTCTTCTTGGTGAACCTTCTTTTTAATGGGTGATGTTACTCTTGCCGCAAGAAGTGCCTTCTCATAAAACTCGGCGCCCCAGCGATCCATTTCCGAAATGCTGATGACGTGATGCTTATAAACAATTACCAAACCATCACCACCGTAGGTCATCCACTTCCTAGGTACCAATCCTGAGAGTGCGATGTTTCTTTCCTTATCAATTGAAGTAGATTCGGGTACAACAATTGGTTCATCAAGGAGAAAGATCTCCTCCCCACCTTCAACGGTCTTCATACATCGGGCGAGGACTTCCTCACCCGTAACCATTTTGATGGAGGCGTAGAACTGGGAATCCATAATGTAGTGTCTCCTATCGGTATTTAGAGATCTTCCAGAGATCCCTTTCCTGTGTAAAGGGGAATCTCGTTAATCCTATACGCGAAGTCTTCCTCCACATAGAACTTCAAGCGTTCAGCAAGGTGCTTGTATGTGAAGTTCTCCTTACCATACTTACCATCACGGAAGTCATCGGCAATGTCGTAGAGTTTACAGGAGTCCTTACCTTTACCCTTACGCAAACCACGACCAATAGACTGAAGAACTCGGACGCGAGACTTGGAAGGTGACGCGAAGATAACGTGGTGGAGGTTCTTGATGTTCACACCCGTCGACATTGTGCCGTAGGATCCTAGGATAATGTTACTATTGGATGACTCAGCAATCGTTCTGACTTCCTCCCTTACATTGATATCCACATTACCGTGAATCATATGAACGGGGCGATCTGTTATTCCTTCGATCATTTCATGAAGTGGAACACCGTGACCCTCAACCCTAGTGAATAGGATTAGAACATTACCTTCGAGTGTGGCTGCCAACTTACTGATGAATCGGTTGCGACCTTCCAGTTCACCCAGGAACTCCAACTCGTCATTGTAAGTCTTGAATGTTTTGGGTTGGTGTTTGAGGATTAGAACCTCCGCAGACAACTTAGCGAGGAATCCCTTATCCATCAGTTCGGAACTGGTGGTGGTTTGGAACACGGGCCCGAAGTGACCCTCAAGAATCAACTTGTTGACATTCTTACCATCCAGGGTTCCAGTAAATCCATAACGCCACTTAGCGTCTGGCATCTTCTTCATAATTCCCTGGAGAACCTTTGCCTTGAAATTGTGGCACTCATCACCAATCACACCATCAAACTGAGCAAACCATTTCTTAGGTAATGCATAAATGCTTTGGAATGTAGAGATAGTTACGGGTGCCTTAGTGTCGAGTGAGTGACCCTGATAGATCTTGTGCACATTACCTTCGACTTCCCATCCGTACTCAGCAAAGTCCTTGGTCATCTGCTCCACCAATGATTTGGTAGGAACAACGATAAGAACACGCTTACCTAAGGACTTCAGATAGCGAGAGATGGAATATATCATCATCGACTTGCCACTTCCCGTTGGGGAAACGATAGTCTTACGGTACTCTTTGAGTGCCTGATATACCGTTTCAACCTGATACTCTCTAGGTTCAAACCCAGAGATCTTACTCATAAAGTACTCAACACCCTCTTGGGTGATCATCTCATCAGTTTCGTATGGTACACCATAGAACTTGTTATCCTTAAACTCCCAAGTGTATCCGAGCCTATCCAAAAGCTTACACAGACGATAGACAAGACCACACGGAAGGGTTTTGGCGACTGTACTTAAAATTCGTATCTTGCCATCCCAGAACTTTTTACGGTAGGCTGGGGAGAAAGAAGCACCTTCAACATCGAAGGAGAAGTGGGGTTCTAACTCATGAAGAATATGTTGTTCACACTCAAGTTCGAGGTCGAGTTCATTCCTCTTCTTGATAATGACATCCGCCATGGGAATCCATAATATATCTGTAACTATTTAGTCCGACCACGAACGAAGCCGTCTGGGATCTTGTCTGGTGGTACTCTTCTGTTTATTGATCCGTCGTTGACCCATACCTTTGGGTTTGCTTTCCAATCTGCCTTAGACTTCTCTCCTATAACTTCCTTTGTTTTATTGCTGTGTTTTTCTAACTTATTGGTGGTACACCTCCCAGCAACCCAACCTTCAGGAATCTTTTCGTTTGCCGAGTTTATCATTGTTTGAGATTTCCCATCTGTGATCCAAATGTAGTTGCCTTCTTTGAACCTCTGTGATGTTGAAGTAGACATCCTCTTTCTAGTCTCTTCACTAACAACATGTCCAACAAGAGAGACTCTTATTTTTTGTTTTTGTTCTTCGGTCAACACTCTTCCACTACACCCCTCCCCGCCGAAAGTTAAATTTCTTAAAATCCCTGTCCCCAAATCCTTCCGACCTAATACCCAAATCATATAAACCTCATGCTTATGTGCCTCTTCCTCCGTTAGGTTATGTTTGAGAAATAGTATTCTGGATTTATGTGGGACTTTGACTTTATGGTCGAGTTTGAACGCCCGCCTACCTGTCCCCTTACCTATGTAATATGGGGTACCATCTTCTCGTAGGTAGGCATAAGTATAGTACATGATACTATTTAGTTACATCATTCACAACTACATGTGAGAATAGACCCTGCCTAGCATGTACCATCCACCACGATCTCATGAGTTCGTAGTCAACAAAATCCACAGTTCTCCCATCTTTCAGGTGAACTGTGTATGTGTGTTTATCGTAATCGGCGTTAGGGTCAGACATCGTCTTCTGGAGCAACATAAACACCAGTCTCTACCTTTCTGAGGATCTCATTGATTTCCTCAATGCGCTTAGTGACATCACCCTTTAGGTGATCAATGAATTCCTTTGGGTATTGCCCTGCACAATAATCGAGTTCTCGTAGATCCATACATAACTCCATCTTCTCATTCTTGAGATCCATACGGATGAAATAGACAGCAGGATACGAGGCTTCCCTCTTTTCTTCTTCCATTACACACCTCCAGTAAAAGTTCTCCAAGCAATGATATTCTTGATATTAAATGATAACTGATGCACCTGCTTCAATATCTCAGATAAGGTATCAAGAGTAGTCTTATAGTATTCAACTTGCATCTCAAGGCGATTGATATCCTCATCGACTGCAATCCAGGAAGGTACATCCGACTTCATAACCTTATAGTCAAAGGGTTTATCCTCATACACTTCTGGTTTTGCTTTACCAGAATAGTATAACCACTTACTGTGTTGTACTTTCTTTAACTCCTGATTCTTCTTTGCCAGAAGAAGTTTGAACTCACCATGAAGTGAGAGGTATTTCTGGTGGAGTTGTGGAATTCTGATGGTAGTCTGATCGAGCATGATGTCGTCGATCTTACTATCCTTCTCCCACATAGAATTGATAGTCTCTAGATCAATCATAAGGGAAAGTAACTCATATTTATTCTAACAGATATCAAGTAAGTGGGAAAGACTGCCCGTTGTTTGTCTTATGGTATGACGCCTGCATGGATGCATCCGTTGCAGTTGCCGCGTCGTAGATGTAGTAATCGAAATATGTGTAGCGGAGATATACCTCAGCAGTGAAATACTGAAGGTCTTGAATTGAAGTGTCGAAAGCGAGTGTGCTGAGACTGATAGGGAAGCAGTCCTTGAACACAAACTCAGAAACTGGTTGATAATTTGAAGAGAGAATAAACAAAGAACAATCAGACAACCAGTTATTATCCGTACCTAGGAAGTCGTCATCGAATGGTTCTGGGTTGATACTTTTAATATCCCCACGCTTAAAATAGAACTCTCGACTACTCTTAGGTGTTGCAATTCCTCGCATCCAGTTATGCACCTGGTAGTAGTTCTTCATATTCTCATCCACCAAGAAGCGAAGTGCGAGTGGTTCATACTCCAGTTCATCACCAGGTTGGTATATCTTGTTAAATCTCGTTCCCTGCTCAACACCCTTCATCGACATTGCCGGAATAGCGGCAGACTGACAGAAGAAGTCAACCGTGCGCATCTTATCGATGGTGAACATAAACCCGTTTGGTGACAACAGGTTACGGTTCTCCGGTCTAGTGAACTCGTTGGGTGGTAATGAGTGGTTGTCGGATTGTAATGCCATTACGAGACTCTGAGTCTTTTAGGTATTTAGGCATAAAAAAGACCCCCCGTGAGGGAGGTCTGAGGAATGTGAGAGGGTCTCTTTGAGACCCACTTGATCACATAAGGTTGGAAATGGAAACGCGGCGGTAGTACTTGTTGGTAGAACCAGCAAGGCGACCCAGACCAGCGCCAGTACCCTCAGCGAAGGGGTTAGCAACCAGACCATAACGAGTTTTGAATCCGATGTTAGGCTGGAAGCTGTCAGCGGTAACGCTGCGGACCATCTGCAGGGGCACGTAGGGGCAATAGAAGAGACCAGCGTCATAAGCGTTGGTGCCCTTATAACCAGCAACGTAGTACTGAGTGTCAGAAACGTTAGCCGAATAGGGGTCGATGTAGACCTTCAGTTTGCCGTTGATGGTACCAGCGAACAGGTTGCCGGTGTCGTCGACGTTCAGGTTAGCGTTCAGAGCAGGAGTGTAATCCAGAACACCAGCCATGGTGAGGGCAGAAGCCACGTCAGCAGAGCAGATGATCAGGTTACCCTTTCCGCGACGAGTTTCCTGGGCGATGGCGTTACAGTCACGCTCGATCTGGAACAGGAGACCCTTGAACTTCTCAACGCTCCAGCGACCGTTGGAGTCAACGTCGAGGTCGAAGGTGCCTTGAGTGGCAACATTGTTTTGAGCGCCAGGAACAGCGGTCTGGTAGATGGTGCGAACAACTTCGCGGTTGATTTCAGCAAGGATCTCGCTGGACAGGATGTTAGCGAGTTCTGCTTCAGCGTCAAGACCGTGGATAGCACGGAGGTCTTGAGCGAGTTCCAGACTGTACTGAGCCTTCAGAGCGCGACCTTTTGCTTCCACAACGGTCTTCTCGATGCTGAATCCCATCTGACGGAAAGCAGCAGCAGGGTCAGAACCAGCTTGCTCCAGACTTTGGGTGCCCATGCCTTCGAGGCCGTTGGTGGATCCGTCTTGGGCGATAGC